ACAAAATGCGTCAAAATCAAATTTCATTAATTAATGATCCTTTAATTGTTCAAGCAGAGCAAGACCCACAATTTGCAGCAGCAAATAAAGACAAAATTGCTAAATTAGTTGAAAGACAAGCTAAAGCCGCTACAGAAATGGGGTTAGACCCAACAAAAGCAGCAGAACTTAATGCCCCTTATCTTGAAGCGGTAAATCAAACAAATGGTCAAGGATTAAGACAATTTCTTAAAACTCGTATGCTTGCTGGTTTAGATACACAAGCACAAACAGCATTACAACCTGGGCAACTTTTTGGAGCAGCACCACAAGCACCAGCAGCACCTCAAGCTAATCCAAATGCAGAACCATTTAGCCAGCCTGAGAAACTTAGTTATCCTGTTCCGCAAGCTGGTCAACCTAGAGCGCAATTGCCTAGTGAAGAACCTGATCGTCAATATGGTGAAAAAGTTAGAACAGAGCTTACAAATACTCAACGCACTTTTGCATCAAGCAAACAAAACTACGATAAATTAATAGGTCAAGCTGAAATGCTTGCTGAAAATACTTTTTTTGGTGGCCCTGCTGGTACTGCCGAGCGTACATTAAAAGCTAAAATTGGTACTCCTGAATATCAACAACTTTCCAAAGATTTGGCTAAAGCCCAAATTGCAGACATTCAATCAAGCGGTGGTACTGTTGAAGGTGTTGCAGGGCAACAATTACTTGCCCATGCAAATGGCTCTGTAGTTTATGATCCTAAAGTATTAATTGACGTTGCAAGACGTAATGCCGCAAATCTTGAAAATAAAAATATGCAAGCAAATGGCGTAAGAGAATTTACCCAAAAATTTGGTGATGCTAACGTTAAACATTTTATGTCTATGTGGAATAAAAATGCTAATGATAATTCTGTATTTGAAATGAAATATATGTTTGATCGTGCTAAAACACCACAAGAAGGTGCTGCTCAAGTTGCTAAATATATTAAAGAATCTGGTTTAACACCAGAAAAACGTAAAGAATTAGCTACTAAATATTTGAATTTACAGAAGTTAGAAACTACAGGAACTTTATAATGGCTGATGCCTTATACAATGCAATTCTTGGGGAAGAAACGCCAAAAGCCGTATCTTCTAGCTCTGCTGGTGGCGGTGTTATTACCGATCAAATTCTTGATAGTTTAAAAAGAGTTGAAAGTGGTAAAGATAAATATGCTTTAAATAAAGAATCTAAAGCTATGGGTTCTTATCAATTTATACCTGAAACTGTACAAATGCTTCATAAACAAGGAATTGAATTTAATCCTTTTAATGAAAAAGAATCAAGGCAAGCAGCAAAAACATATCTCGAACAATTGGTTAAACAAAAAGGTAGCGTTGAAGGTGCATTGGCAGCGTATGGTGGGCATATTACAAAAGACCCAACTGCTTATGTAAGTAATGTAATGGGTGGAGCAAAAAAAGAACCCCCAGCATCAAACGATGCTTTGTACAACGCTATTTTAGGTGGTGAATCAACCACTCAACCAACTGTTCAACCTTCTGCAAAAACAGAAGAAGTTAAAAAGCCTTTATCGTTTATGGATAAATTTGCTCAAACAATGGGCAAAGCAAAAGAAACAAATGAACCTTTAGTTGGTCTTGGTGAAGCAATAACATCAAATATTGTTAATCCATTAACTCAATTAGCTGGAAATGTAAAAGGTATTGTTCAAAGCGTACCAGAAGCTATTAAAACTGGTCAAGCACCAGCACCAATTGGTGAAAAAATTGCTAGTGAATTTGCTGCAAAACATACTTATGAGCCTAAAACTGAAACAGGTAAAGCAATTAATGAATTTATTAGCGCAATACCTGAAAAAATAACTGGATCACATATGGGTGTTGGCCCATTGCCAGAAACAATGGGAATTCTTGCTACACCTAAAGAAGCTATTAACGTAAAAGGTGCAAAAGCAGAAATTGGAAAGCAATTTGAAAAGCGTTTTCCTAAAATTGAAGAAGCTATTGTTTCTGAGAAACCACAAGCTACTCTTGCTGGTGTTGGGGCTGCTAAATCTGAAATGAACCCTTATGGCGTTCTTACAGGTGAAGAAAAAGCAAGAGGCGAATACCCAGTTGTCAAACTTTCTAAAACTCCTAAAGATGTTGCACCAACAGAACAATCTACTAGAGCTAAAATTGCAAATGAAATTCTTGGGCCTGAATCAAGTGTTCGTGAAGGCGTTTTGACTGCCAATGAAGATACATTGCGTAATGAACACGCTTTAGCTAAATCTACTAATGGCGGAAGATCAGGTGAAATTCTTAAAGAGCAAATTGCTAATGAGCAAAATGCACTTTCAGAATATGCTAAAAAGCGCATAGAAAACACAGGCGCAGATCAACATTTACAAAATGATTATGAGCGTGGCGAAAGATTAAGTAATGCTTTTGTTGGAGATGAAGGTGCTACTGGATTTATTAAAAAAGCTAAAGATGCTATTTATCAAGATGCTAGAACTACTGTTGGCGATAAACCAATCCCTTCTGGTCATGTTGAAAGTTTATTTGAAAACCCACAATTTAAAGCTGGTGCTGGTTTAAAAGGTAACGAAGGTGTTTTAAGTAGCGCACAAAGTCTTATTAAACTTGCTAAAGAAACAGGTTTTGAAGATGAATTTGGCAATAAATTTGCACCAAATACTGTAGGTGCTTGGGATGCAGTCAAAAAATCTTTAAATAGTAATTGGACTCCTGACAATGCTGCAATGATTCGCAAAATCAATCAAGCTATTGATAAAGACATTGCAAGTGCTGGTGGTGGTGATTTACTTAAAAAGGCTGATGCTTTACATCAAGCTGAAAAAGAATTATTTGCATCAAAAGGTATTAAAAAGATATTTGGCGAAATTGATTCAAATGGCGTTCAAACTGCTACTCCTTATGAAAAGATACCAACTACTTTAAATAGTATGCCTGTTGATGAATGGAAACATATTTACAATACTGCCGATAAATTTTCAAAAGAATTTATTGAAGTTAAAGGTCAGCAATTAAAGATTCCACCAGAATTAAGACAAGCAGCACAATCGGCAAAAGATGAAATGGCTGGTTCTATTGCTAGAGAAGTTTATCAAGCTGGAGCTAATAAAGTTGGAGTTTGGAATCAAAATTCAGCAAATAGCGTACTTAATGCTAGAGCAGAAAAAATTAAACACGCTTTTAGTCCAGAAGAACAAAAGGCTTTTCATACTTTAAATTATGGCGGTCATATTATGCCTGGCGTTCATCCTTATGAAGGTGCTGGATTACAAGCAGAACGTGTAGGAAAATTAACTAATAGGCTTCCTGGCATTGGTCGTGAAGTAGGAGCATTTACTGGTATTCCATTTGCGGCTACATTAGGCGAAAAAATTGGAGAAAAAAGTAAAACTGTTTTAATTAATAGAAAATTAGCACAAGAAGCTAGTATTTTAGAAAAGAAAATGAAAGAAAATGCCAAAAAAGGCACTTCACTTAAAGATATAGGAAAAAAATAATGGCAACAGTAAATCTATCACCAGTAGGTAATGGAACTACGTTTTTTGGTTCTACTGGACTACCTTTAAGTGGTGGTCTAATCTACACTTACCAAGCTGGCTCATCTACGCCATTAGCTACCTATAGTGACAATGGTGGCTCAATTCCTAATACAAATCCTATTGTTTTAAATTCAGCAGGGCAAACCCCTAGTGAAGTTTGGATGATTGCTGGCTATTCGTACAAAATGCAAATTCAAACGTCTGCTGGCGTTATTGTTCAAACATTAGATAATTTATATGGTATTCCTACATCATCAGGCGGTGGTGGCGGTACTTCAGTTCCTACAGGTTGTATTTTAATTTGGTCAGGTTCAGCAGGCTCAATTCCTAGTGGATTTCAACTTTGCGATGGCACAAACGGAACTCCTGATTTACGCAATTCATTTGTATTAGGTGCAGGAAACAGTTATGTAGTAGGTCAAACAGGTGGTTCAGCAGATGCAGTTTTAGCAAGCCATACCCATACAGCTACAGTTACAGACCCAGGACATTTACATACTTATCAAACTTTGGGCAGTTCAGGCACAAGTTATCAAGGTGGTTCAGGTGGTTTAATATCAGGAAATACAGGTTCAGCAGTAACAGGAATTTCTGTAACTAACGCTGCATCAGGTGTTAGCCCTACAGGTGGTAATTTGCCACCTTATTACGCACTTTGCTACATTTATAAGACTTAATATGATTGACCTTGATCCAATTAAAATTGGGGTAATGTGGCAAAAAGTTGAAGCTATGGAAAAAGAAGTAGCTGAAATGCGTACTGATATTAAAGAGCTACTAGCTATGGCAAATAAAGGTCGTGGTGGCTTTTGGGTTGGCATGATGGTTGTATCAGGCATTAGTTCTTTTGTAGGCTTTGTAGCTCATTATTTCAGCGCAAAATGAACCATGTCAGACCCATTCTTGGTATCTAACTTGGGGATATAAATGAACATATTTACTCATATTCTTACAGGCAAAGATAACCAGACCCATGACATTGCTAAATGGGCATGGATGCTTGGATTCTTGCTTGTAGGGTTTTCTGCTATATATTTAATTTATACAGGCAAAGAAATCAGTCTTACTGAACTAGCTGGTGCTTTAGGCATCGTATCAGGTTCAGGTGCAGCTTCAGTAGCAGGTAAACACATGGCAGGTGCAGAGCCTGATCCACAATGAATTTTATTCTTTCTCTTTTAGGCGGTTCAAGTGTCCAAATTTACATATATTTGGCTGTTTTATTCGCTGGTTTTAGTGGCGGCTTTTATGTGGAACATTTGCGCTTTGTTGATTTCCAAGATGGAATCAAGATCGTTGCAGAAAAACAGATTGCTGAAAATAAAGCAAAAGAGAAAGAACAAGAATTAATAAATAGAGGAGTAACAGATGCGTACAACGCTAATCTTAGTAATGTTCACAATTTTTATAACAGGATGCTCGACACCAATAGCGGTGCAATGTCCACCAATGGCACAGCCGCCATCACAATTAATGGCGAAACCCATAACCTTTTACTTGTTGCCGAGCAATGTGCCGACACGACAACCCAATTAATAGCCCTTCAAGGCTGGATTAACCAACAGGCAGGATTAGATGCAAAATAACTTTGATAAATGCCTTGATTTAGTTCTTAAATCAGAAGGTGGCTATGTTAATAATAGCCAAGACCCAGGTGGAGTTACTAATTTAGGAGTAACTCAAAGAGTTCTTGAAGAATGGTTAGGCCATCCTGTAGATGACAAGATTATGCGTAATCTTACAGTTGATCAAGTATCAGGACTTTATAAGGCTAAGTATTGGATGGCTTGCTACGCACCACAACTGCCTATAGGCGTTGATTATTGCTTATTTGATGCAGCAGTCAATATGGGGCCTGGAAGGGCTGTAAAGCTCTTACAAGAAGCCATACAATGTATGCCTGATGGCACTATTGGCCCAAGAACTATGCAACTTTTAGATCAAAAAAAGCCAGAAGATATTGTAGATGCGTTTAGTCAGCGTAAAATTAACTTTTATGAAGGCCTTAAAACATTCCCTGTATTTGGAAAGGGTTGGCTCAAACGAGTTGAAGATGTAAAATTTAACGCATTAAATATGATTGGAGAAGCAAATGGCATTTGAAATTAAAGAACATAAGCAAAAAGCAACTAAAACAGGTCATTATGTTAAAGACTCTGAGCATCGCACAGAAGATCGTGTAGACCGCTTAGAAAAGAAGCTAGACAAACATATTGCTTTGCCTATGGAGAAAGCTCACCATCCACATCAAGCAAGCCAAAAAGAAGCTCCTTTGCCTAATATGAGGAAGTATTAAAATAGGTCTGTTAATTCAGCTATTTTAAATAATTTGATGGGGCAGTCGTAAAATAACTCCCCTTTAGCAACATATTTGTTAGGAACTTCAATTAATGGGCAATTCTCTAAAGAGCTTACTTTTGCCCAATAAGCACGATGTAAGTCGTGAGTTAAAGCAAAAAATAGAACAGGCAGATTGCCTAGAGTTAGCTTGTCTTTACGTTGCGCTTTGTGAATACTACCAAATTGATCAAAACCTTCTTGACGAACTTCTACCTCAAGCGCACCAACTGGAACACCTGATCGACAAACGATTAGGTCAACTCCATACTTATTAGGGTTATCTTTACACTCTACACCCCATTTCATCTGTACCCAATCGGATACAGCTTCTCGTGCTGGTGCATCGTATGTTTCATGTAACGCTAAATCAAAAGGCTTATAAGCTGACATAACGCCAAAAGCCGTATCCAAATACACCCACAAACAATAAAGCCCCTAGAAAGCCCCATAAAAGGTCGTATTCGGGTTCTTCTGGTCTTTGTATGGCAATAGCATACTCCGCATCTTTTAACGCTTCTGAGAGCGTTCTAGGCGTTGGTCGGCTAAATCTTAAAGTAAAGTTCTCGTAGCTCATTTCTCTTGTGCCTCTTTTTCTAATTGATGTACTTTGCTCATTGCCTGTGTTGCCAAGTTGTGCATATCTTTGTACTTGCGTTTCCATTCTTCTATTTCGGATTGTTGCTGGCGTAGCATGGTGGCGGCTTGGTCTAATTGGTCAGCAAGTCTATCGTTAGCACCTTCTGTTACGCTTTTACGGCTTGTTGCTTTTCTGCGAATTGACGCACGAATTTCCATGGCATCAGCTATTTCATTTGCGTTCATGTTTTTTATTGTCCATGTCCATGTTTAACAATGCAACCATGCTTTTATCTAAACGCTCAGAAATATTGACACAAACGTCTTTACAAAGCCAAAGAGTGCCACTTTCTGTATTTTCTGTAAGTTTTTCTGCAACTAACTCTAAAACATTGCCTAAACAACTTATTTGATTAGCGATTTTTTCAAGCTCGCCAGCTTCATCCCATAAACTCATTTTTGATCCCTTGCTGGAGTTGTCCAAAGCTGCTCAATATGTTCTGTAGCACCCATTTTTACAAGCTCATTTTTATAGAAGTGTCGTGCAACGTAATCTGCTCGTATAAACTTACTTTCTTTACGTTTACTAGGGCCTACAAACACACCAGGTAACTCATAATGAGGTATATACATTACATTGCCTAACTTATAGCATTTGTAATTAGCCCTATCAGGCACATCAAATTCAGTATCCAAAACCATAATTTCTTCCTTCTTGAGCGTTGTATTCATATCCAAAAGCATAGAACAATGGCGAATTAGCAATCATTATTAGATTACGTTTTGCTTCTAAAGTTTTACCCCTGCGTTCTAGTAATAAAGTAATCTGCGCTCTATTTTTGAACATTTCCCTATTTTTAAGGGTTTCCATCATTCGTATGGAAAAAACAGATTTATCAATCATATTACATACCCTGTCCGTAAATAATTAACACCAAAAATAACGATTGCAATAACCAGACCCATAAGACCACCTAATGCTAATTCTATTAAAGTTGCTCTCATATTTCCCCCAAAATTAAAAAAGTCAGGTCAAAGTCTTTTTAGTCTGAAATCTCTAAGAGCCATAGAGCTGAATAGTGTCGTTGACCTGATGTATGTAATTTATTACAGATTTTCAAGAAAAATCTTGATCTTGGTCAATATTCTTAAAAATAATTTGAGTGTTGTATTTTTACAACAGGGTGGGGCTGACACCTCACGGAAGGATTTTTGGCGGGGGATCACCAATGCCAGCCCCATAAATTCTATAATCCCGATTTTAACTGAAAAAAGCGCAATAAGTGGAAAAAGCACTTTAATCCCTTTTGCAACTCATCTTCTGGAATTTCGCATAACTTCACTTCATTGGTCAAGCCGTTTATAAACATAATTCCGCATCGAGCGTGTTCTAAACCAAGCATTTCACGGTATGCCGCCATTTGCATGATATGCTCGTCATAGGGTACGACTTTATCCAAAGGGACTTCTTTAGTCTTAAAATCTACAACCACCCCTGGCACACCCTTAATCTTGTCTGCTTTGGCGTGTAAATCGACTTTTCCACCAAATCCTAGCTCATGGCTACCAGACTGTTCAGGAAGCCACGCCCTAGCCCCATAAGCGGCTTGTAAGGCGTTTTCTACGTTACGGCAATAGGTAGGTACTGATTCCAGCAAAATGCCGTCAAAGAAGCTCTCAATAATGTTGTGAATGGCAGTTCCTCTTGCTGCAGCATCTTTTCCTTGTGCTTTGCTATCGTTTAATACCCTACTAAGCCAATCAGACTCTTTTTCGCCTTCTAAGCGAGGTAATGTAAGTGCAGCGAGGATGGCCTGTTCTTGAAGCCATCTGTTAAGTCCTGGCTTTGCAACTGCTCCGATGACTGTGGTAACGCTGGGCAATAAACCGAGTTTTTTAGCATCTCGTAAGGTTGTGTTCCTTTGTTTTCCATTCGCACCAATGATTTCATAGGCTGGATTGCCATTCTTGTCATACCAATGGCCCGACTCACTTTGGCTGTCCTTTATTAGCACTTTTTCTTCCCCTTTTTGGTTTTACTTCATCCGTGTTGATGTCATATACAAATTCTAAAGGTGCATCTGGAACTATTGTTGCTTCATATTTTGCTGGGATTTCTTGACCACACCAATCTGATGGCGATTTATTAACCACAACAGGATTGAGCTTACAAGCACCAAGCATATCATTTTGCATAAATACATAAAATTTACAGTTTTTGCAGGCCATTAAATGCCTTTAGAGTAGTTAGTAATTCTCATGCTATCTTCTTGAAATACGCATAAGTCTGCTGCAACAAGCAGAACCGCCTTAATGACTGATGCTAAATCTTCCGGTCTAAAACTAATGAGTTGTTGTTCTTCATCAACATTGACCCCCATCCATACTTTTTCCGTGTATTTAGTTTCAATAATGTCTTTAATTTGGTTCTGCATAATGTTCTCCTTTAAAACGGAACTTCATCGAGATTGGTTATCTCATCCGATCCAGCAGCTTTAAATCCCATAGGCAGTTTTTCTTTGCCAATTGAAATGCTAAAAAACTTACCCTTTTTGCCTTCTTTAACCCAACCAGAAAGCCACATTTCTTTACCAGCCACCATAATTGTGCCTGTATAGTCAGGATGCGAATCACTTTGCTTACGATCATTTTTGAATAGACTCCCTGAGCCTTCTTTAGGTATATATGCCATGTTGTTTCCTTTATAAAATATCTTTGGCTATGGTTTTCATTGCTGAACTAGATTTGTTTACTACTGCTGCGTTTGCATCATCGTCAGCCTGTACTACTCCTACTACTGCTGCTAATGCGTATCTACGCATATAAGTTAACGCAGACCCTGCGCCCTGAGCATCTACCTTTGACATGGGCAAAGACATTTGTTGGCTTATCCATTCGCCAGAGCTATGAGCAAGAATTGTTGTTAATGACATTTCAGCAATAACTGTTTCTCTTTCATTAGCTACTACTGTATTTACAATAGTTTCTCCAGGAAGCTGGATAACACTAAGGCCGTTTGCAGCCAAAAGATCACGGCAAGCATCCCACACAGACTCAAGATCAGCGTACTTAGACTTGAAAAACGGATTTGCTGAATCTTTTTTAGCATGGCTTAATTTCCCCTGAACAATTGACAAAGCGGTGGCTAATTTAGCGATTGACTCTGAATGGTTCATAATTGACCCCCAAAGATTTTGCCAAAGTCATTGATAACATCACGCAATACAGGATTAACTTGTGCGTTGCGTGGTTTTCCACAGGCTTGGCGTATGCAATCAACTTGCGCTTGTGACATAAATTCGTTACTGAATTCCATATCATCTAAAGCCTTTTCTAAAAATTCTTCATGCTCTAACATCAGTTGGTGTAATTCACCCATTTCGTTCCCCCGAAATACATAGCGAAATTGCTATAAGATTGATTGTAAGCATATTTACAAAGTTGTCAACAAGTATTTTAAAATAAGGTTTTATGGTGTAAGATTCATGACATGACATTAAAACTATCAGATTCAGCAATAATTGATTTGCTGGGTGGTACTACAAAAGTTGCTAAATTGGTAGGTGTTTCACCAAATGCTGTATCAATGTGGCGAAAAAACAACATACCATCATCGCAATTTGCATTTTTAGGCGCAACTCTTGAAAAAGAGTCGCATGGTTTAATCACTCGCAAGGATATATTTCCTAAGTCCTGGCACATTATTTGGCCCGAACTACAATGAACAGAGAAGAAATGTTACTTAAAATGCTTGCAAGAGCAGATGAAGAAATTAAACAATTGCAATACAAAACCGAGTTTTTAACTAAAGAGCTTACTCAACTTAGAGAACGATTAAACTATATGGATCATCAAGTCTATGGGGGATCAACAAAATGAAGATAAGCGTAAAAATCATTAAGGAAAACGAAGATGGATCAGCCAACGCTCAGGTTGACTTTGACAAAGAAGGGCTTGAAACCCTTGTCCAATGGGGTCTTGTTGGTATTCTTACCAAAGCAATTGATGAGTACCGAATTACACCCGAAGAAGATGGCTCTCCTACTATTGCAAGGGCTAAAGCAGTTGCCCAAAAAAGAACTAAAAAACAGAAATAAGTAGTAAAATCTATGGACAGGCTAGGGAAAAGCTCATTACTTGACCCAAAAAGGAACTTAGTCACTTCTCTGCCAAGTCCACCCTATTTTGACTACCTTTGACAAGGAATTGTATGCAAAAAGCAGATATATGGATGCCCCTTTATATTGGGGACTATCTAGCAGATACAGCTAGACTTACCACCGAACAGCACGGAGCATATTTATTGCTTCTTATGGATTATTGGCGATCTGGTCGATTGCCAGACAATGATCAAGTTTTAGCTCAGATTTCTAAATTATCGCCTGATGCTTGGGGCAATGCTAAAGCAATGATTAAGCAATTTTTTAGCATTTCAGATGGTTATTGGATTCACGCTAGAGTTGAAAAAGAATTAAACTTTGCAATGCAAAATAAAGCCAAAATGCACGATAGGGCTTTAAAAGGCGCACAAGCTAGATGGGATAAACAAGAAAATGATGCTACAAGCAATGCACAAGCAATGCTTAAGCAATGCCCATCACCTTCACCATCACCTTTACCTTTAACAACAACTAATAAAAACATAGCACCACCTAAAGGTGTTGATGTGTCTTTATGGAATGATTATTTAAAAGTCCGTAAAGCTGCCAAAAAGCCTCTTACAGACACGGCTTTGAAAGGTTTGATACGAGAGGCTGAAAAGGCTAAAATAACTCTCTCAGATGCCCTGCAAACTTGTTGTGAGCGAAGCTGGGTAGGATTTAAAGCAGAATGGGTAAAAGAAGAAGTTACTAGACACAAACAACTTCCGTTAGTAACAAATGAGCAAATTGAAGAAGCATATAAAATTGAGTGCGGTAAAGACCCAAAATTAGCTCGTTTTGGAAGCTACTACG